AAAAAAGCGCAATCAGATTTACAACTTGAAGAAGTAACTGTTGGCGTTAAAACGTTGGCTCATTACGTGAAAGCATCTCGTCAAATCTTAGACGATGCAGCAATGTTAGAAAGCTACATTAACGGTCGCTTAGCTTACGGCTTGAAATTAGTCGAAGATAAGCAATTATTAAACGGTGACGGTTCCGCTGGCGGTTTGCAGGGCTTAACTCAAGTGGCGAAAGCGTTCGCAGACCCTGCGGAAATGAAGAAATACACAATCATCGACCAATTACGTTTAGCACAATTACAAGTGGCTTTAGCTGATTATCCAGCAAGCGGTTTCGTGTTAAATCCTATTGATTGGGCGAAAATCGAGTTAGAAAAAGACGCTCAAGGCCGCCATATTATCGGCAATCCGCAAAGCTTAGCGCAACCGACATTATGGGGTATCCCAGTAGTTCAAACTCAAGCAATCACCGCTGGTAGTTTCTTAACTGGTGCGTTCAATATGGGCGCTCAAATCTTTGACCGTCAACAGTTAGGCGTAGCGGTATCAACCGAGAACGAAGATGACTTTGTGAAAAACTTAGTCACAATCCTTTGTGAAGAGCGTTTGGCGTTAGCTATCTACCGTCCAGAAGCCTTTGTTAAAGGTACATTACTCGCTAAATAATCAATCCTAGCCCCTTAATTGGGGCTTTCTTTTGGGGCTTATATGTTACTCACACTAGACTTAATCAAACAGCATTGCCGCATTGATAGCGATGATGAGGATGAATTGCTTGGATTATATGAGAGCGCAGCACAACAGCATATCGAAAATCAGTTAGATCGCAAGTTATTTACTGATGAGGTGCCTGATGATGTTGCAAATGGCTTAGTAGTCAATTCCGCAATCAAACAAGCAATGCTAATGACGATTGCTCACTGGTATGAACATCGTGAGAGTGTAGTGATTGGCGTAGTTTCAAAAGAGATTGAAGAGGGTACTTGGCGACTAATTCAGCCATATCGAATTATGGGGGTATAGATGGAAATCGGAAGATTAAGACATCGAATTACATTAATGCGACAAGTCAATGAGATTAATGACTATGGAGCAACCATAACGAAGTGGAAATCTGTTGCGACTGTTTGGGCTGATGTTAGACCTTTATCTGGCCGAGAATACTTTTCAGCTCAACAAGTGCAGTCGGAAATCACTACACAGATATGGCTACGCCATCTAGACGGCATTAAACCGTCAATGAGGGTTAAGTTCGGTAAACGCTTTTTAGAAATTGTTGCTGTGCTTAACACCCAAGAACGCAACGTTTCTCTACAATTAATGTGTAAAGAGGCAGTTGATGGGTAATGTCAAGGTTGAGGGGTTATCTCAAATACACAAAGCTTTGAGTGAGCTTGGTCGTAAGGTCTCTAACAAGATTGCAGTTAAAGCGATGAGAGAGGGCGGAAAGATTGTGCGAGAACAAGCAAGACAAAATGCACCTGTTCTTTCCCAAAGTACGCCATATAGACGAGCTGGCACGCTCAAAAAAGCGATTAAGAGCAGCACGAAAGTCTTAAAAAACGGCAAAATCGGCACTGTAATTCGAGTTAAAGGACTTACGGCCAAGCAGAGAGAGGCTTTTAAGACTAAAAATGCAAGTAGCGGTGCTTACAATCCGAAAGACCCGTTTTACTGGCGTTTTGTTGAGTTTGGCACTTCAAAAATGCCAGCCAAACCATTCCTAAGACCGGCATTTGAGCAGACTAAAGAAAAGGCTGCGACAGAAATCATCACAACACTTAAACGTGGGATTGAAGAAGAGGCAGGGAAATGATTCAGCAAGATTTATTTAAGGCATTAGCTACACTTGTTGAAAATCGGTGTTTTTATGGGTTTATTCCCGATACCAACAAGAAATTCCCTGTCATCGTCTATCAATTCATTAATATTTCGCCTAATTCTGCTCTAGAAGATGGTGATTTAGATGATTTTATGGTGCAAATCGACATATACAGCCCAAATCCAGATGATGTGATGGCGTTAAGAAAACCGATATTTAGTGCGTTAGAGCAAAAATTTGACTATGCGGAGCGTAGTAACGACCTGTCAGACTATGAGCCTGATACAAAACTACACCGCAGAACAATCAATTACCAAATTGCTTATGGAGAATAACAATGGCAACACAAACAACCCCTTTTCAAGGGAGTAAATTTTACTTTGGCGTTGGATTTGAAACAGAAAAAGCTATTACAGCTTGCACTGTTACACCAAATGCAACAATTACTGTGGCGAATAACGGATTTAAAACTGGGGACTACATTAGCATCACTGGTTTAGGCGCTGCGATTGATGGTTTTTATCCTGTAAAATCAGTAGCCACAGATGTGGTTACTTTAGCTGACGAAGTTGATTGGGGAAGTTTTGACAAACCAACCGATTTCACTGGGGCTAAGGTTGCTAAAATTAAATTATCAAACAACTTTTGTGCTATCACAAGTATTAGCTTTGATGGTGGTACTCGCAATAAAGAGGACATAACTACAATATGCTCGAAAGGTTCTGAATATCAATCAAACGAGTTAGAACTTGGAACAATTAAGCTTGATTTTTACTTTTCCCCAGCTACGACAATTCAGCAGGATTTGCGTAAAAAACACAGAAGTGGTGAAACGTTCCCTTGGTTAATGGTCTTTATGAATAAACAAGGCTCGGTGTATGGCTCTGGGTTTGCTCAAAGCGTTAGTTTTGATGGCGAAGTTAAAGGCAAGCTTAAAGGCAGCATCACCATTGAGAACACAAAACTAGAAAATTACCTACCAGCAACAGCTTAATCAATAAGACCGAGAGTTAATCCTCTCGGTTTTCTTTTTCTAAGGCGGGACGAATGAATTTAAGAGATAAACTTTTATCACACAAGCCAAAAGTTAAACCAGTAGAGATTTTAGGCGACACCTATTACATCCGTGAATTTACCGTTGGCGAAATGAATAAAGCCTTATACGGACAACAACAAGAATTAGTGCGAATTGCTGAAAGTCAAGGCATTACGCTTGATTTTACTGATGAAGATACCTTAACCGAGCAATTAGCCAAAGTTTACGACAAACACAAACTAACTCGCACCATCGCAATGCGTTTATGTGATGAACACGGTGAAAACCTATTCAATGCTGAAGATGAAAACGACCTAGAGGCATTGTCTCAACTTGATAAAGCTGTCATTGAGCAACTTAACCAAGCCATTATGGACGGTGAACCAAAAAACTCACCAGCCGAAGAAAGTTCCAAATAAACCTGTCGCTTTCTCTCGGAAAATCGCTAGAAGAAATTGAGCAGATGCCAGAAAGCCATTTACAAGAATACAGATTGTTTTATGAAGAACAGCCATTCGGTTTATGGCGTGATGATTATCGCTCGGCTCAAATCTCGCACGTTTTAGCAATGGTTAATCGTGATCCGAAAGGCAAACCGCCAGAGCTTTCAGACTTCATGCCTTTCTACAAAGAGAAGAAAGAAGAGGAGCTTGATGACGGTTCTGCTGAATACTTAGCAAATAGATAACGGAGTAAAAATGGCAGGCTTATTAGGACACTTAAATATTCAGCTTGAGTTAGATCAGGTTAAATTCCAAAGTGGTATCAACAACGCACAAGGCAGAGTTAAACGCTTTACTGATACCACTACAAAACAGTTAAACAATATTGAGCGGTCGATGAACTCGCTCAACCGTGTATCCTCGAACCTTTTCAAGGCTGGTATAGCTGGTTTTGGTGTAAATCAATTAAAAGGTTTTGCCGATGGATATACAGAAATTCAAAATAAACTTCGATTAGTCGAAAGTGCGTCAATTAGTAGCTCTAAAGGCTTAAGCAACGTTTTTGACATTGCATTAAAAACCAATCAAAGCATTAATGCGACCTCTGGGGTTTATCAACGATTTGCTCAAAATGCAGAAACATTAAAGATTAGTCAGGCACAGATTGCTAGTTTAACTGAAACAGTATCTAAAGCTGTTGCGGTATCTGGTGCAAGTGCAGGTGCGGCAGATGCAGCACTGACACAGTTCGGGCAAGCGTTAGGGAGTGGGATTCTTCGTGGTGATGAATTTAACTCTGTAATGGAGCAAACCCCAGCATTAGCGAAAGCGATTGCAACTGGTTTAGGTGTTACCACTGGCGAACTTCGCAATATGGCGAAAGAGGGTAAACTAACAATGGATGTCCTTGTTCCAGCGTTAGAGCGAGCCAAAGAGTCGGTAGATGACCAGTTTAATACCCGTATTCTTACTATTTCCGCAGCCTTTGAAAATCTAAACACATCAACCATTAAATGGATTGGTGAATTAGATAAGTCCACTGGAGCAAGTGAGGCGTTCGCCAAGGCTATTAACGAAATCGCCAATCATTTAACTATCGTAGCGAGCCTTGCAGCAGGTGCAGGTGTGATTTGGAGTGTTGGAAAAATCCGCACTTGGATTGCAGCAAGTATTCAAGCCTCTGCCGCTATGTCTGCTCAAGCCGCAGCAACAAGAAATCTAACCGCTGCACAGCAAGCTTTAACCGCAACAGGCAAAGGCTTAGGCGGTGCATTAGGTTTTGTTGGTGGTCCGCTTGGCTTATTAACTCTAGGCTTATCCGCTGGCGTTGGCGTTTTCTTAGATTATCAACAAAAAACCGAAGCCGCTAGACAAGAGCTTTTATCCTTTGCCGATTCATTAGATGTAACCACTGGCAAATTAGCCAATACATCTGCCGCAGTCCTTGACGGAATGAAAGCCAAATTAGAGCAATCAATCACCGCACAAAAGGACGAAATTAAGCGATTAGAAGAAGAGTATGAAAAGCTTAATAGACTAGTCGAACACGGTAAGCAAATTGCTCAATCAAGAGGAACAGCGGAAGAACCTGCGTATCTAGAGGCTTTGAGTAAAGCTAACCAAGATTTAGCGATTAAAAAAGCCGAATTGGCGAAAGCAAACGAAAAACTAACTAAGTCGGAAGAAGATTTAAAAACAATCATTGGACAGGTTCCAGTTGCTGAATTTAACGATAAATTAAGAAGCTTATTACCAACACTAGACACTTCCAAAGTCAGCATTGATTCAATCGGTTTTTCTCTCGATGACTTAAATAGAATTTTCCCAACTGCCGAAAGTGGTGCTGCATCTGTTACAAGTGCGGTTGAGCGAATGGGTGCGATGGCTATCTTGGTAGCTAGCCAGTTTAACGCTCTAGGGTTTAGCGTTCAGAACGCTTTAAGTGATAAGGCGACCAAATTAATCGAGCGAAACAATCGCCAAATCGCAATCAATAAAGAGACCGATCCAACCAAGAAACGCAGACTTCAAGCGGAAGATAATGCGTTAAATAGCGGATTTGAAAAAGATTCCGCTGATTTTTCTGCGGTGGTTGATAGTAACTTTGCCTTGTTGGGTTCTCAAGTTATTGGTAAAAGCGCTAAAGGCGGTTCATCAAGAAAATCAAAAGCTGGCAAATCTTCTAGTGGCGGCTCTAAAGTTGATTATGTGAAACAGTTCACAGACCAACTAAGCGAAATGGAACGCAGACTTTCAGAAACTCGAGCAAATGCTCAAGATATTTCTGTATTCGGTCAAGTCAGCCAGTATCAAGAGCTAAACAAAATCACTCAAGATATAGCGGCAAATGGTGAGAAGTACGCTCATTTCGGTGCTGATGGATTAGCTAAGCTTAAAGATATGGCGGCTCAAATTGATGCAGCGCAACAAAGCGTAGCAATCGCACAATTTACCTATGATAACGGTGAGAAACTGCGAGCGATGGAGTTTGAGCTTGAATTGCTTGGTAAAACAAGACAAGAGCAAGAACTAATTCAATACAATCATCAGTTAGACCTTGAAGCGGCCCGTCTAAAAGTTGGAATGTCGCAAGAGAATATTGCTAAGCTTGATGAAGAAATCGCAAAACTGAAAGAGCGTAGAGCGGTTATTCAATCGACATCAGAACAACGAAGAAGTGATCCGATCGCTGGGATTAAAGATGGAATGAATCAACTAGAAGATTCCGTCAATGATGTAGCTGGCAATATCTCGCAAATCACTCAAAACGCTTTCAATGGAATGTCTAATGCCTTAACTGACTTTGTTTTAACTGGTAAAGCCAACTTCAAGGACTTAGCAAAATCAATCTTAAGCGATATCACTTCAATGATAGTGAAAATGGTGTTGTTTAACTCTATCAAGTCAGCTATGGGTTCGTTCGGATTTGCTGAAGGTGGCTATGTTGGATTTGCTAGTGGCGGCTATACAGGTGATGGTGGCAAATATCAGCCTGCTGGTGTGGTTCATCGTGGCGAATATGTCATCACTAAAGAGGCTACA